GTAAACTAATACCAAACTCGCCCACATAAGGCGTTGCTTGGCCCAGAACAGCGTTATTTGATGTTACATTAGCATTACCATCCGCATTAAATAAAGCGTCCTTATTTGTGAGAATTCGCAAACACTTATCTTCACACAATGTAACTAAATTTGTATCTCTTGTATGTAGTTTTTGTATTGAACCATATATAGGATTTAAATCCTTCGTGATAGCTTCAGCTTGTATAAACTGATTTAAACTATTTACACCTGATATAGAATTAAATATTTGTGAGAATATTAATCCAGTAGCTCTTCGCTCTTCTGCGTATGGCTCTTTTAATGTTGAAGATACTATTGGGCCGTTATCTATGGTTACTGCGTTAAAGTCGTCTCGTATTCTGTCGGACTCTACCCCGTTAGCAAACGAATAGCAGTTATGCCAACCCAGTGCATGAGGATCGCCGTATTCGCTAATTGGATACGCTTCTGATGCCGCATAAAACAATTCTAACTCTGCAGTTTCTTTTGGCTCTGTTTCAAATATAGCCGGGTTGTCACTTGTAAAACTATTCTCTTCAAAAAATGGTTTTAAGAATTCTAGCTCAGGTCCGTTTTCTGGACTTCTAGCAACATTACTACCATCAAAATGACTTCTCCAACTACCGTTATTGTCATTAATTCCTTGAAATAATCCTTTGTTAGGGTAAGGGCCCTGTAGTTTAGAAGCATCATTAGGATCAACTGGTTCAAGTCTTAAATCAAACCTTGTTCTTTTGTTAGAACCTACATTGTACTTCTCATGCTTTTTATTATTCTTATAGTTTCTTAATCTTGACTCTTCTGTTGTTTCTACTATTTTATATACAATTTGATCAGGATCTTCTTTAAACCTTAACAAACCACCCATAGCTTTTAAAGTTTTTACTTGATCCCTATATTCAGGGTATACACCTCTACCAACATCAAAAGAACTTCCTCGCGGCCATATACCACTAAAACCTATACTAAGTGTACCCGCTGTGTTACCACCGCCTCTTTTGTAACCTTTACCGCAATATCTAGAGCTATCATTTCCACAATTCTGTACATTGTCATCACCGTTTCTTACTGGTCCATCATCTACAAAAAACGATCCACCACCAAATGTATCATTTATTGCACTTCTACCCATTGACTTTGAGGTATAACCTAATTTAACAGTAGATCCAATTGCAAAATTATCGTTGTTACCGTCTGATAATATATATTTTTCAAGGGTTGAATCTTTTAAAAGCTTAACAAAAAATCTACCTTCAAATTCTGGTTTATCAACAAAATTTTCAAATGCTAATTCAACACTCAAGCCAGGCTCTTTATCTCCGGCATCATTAGTGGTAAACGCCATGTCTTCACCAAATTTCTTTTCAATAGATATTCTATAATAGTCATCACCTGATGGCAAAGATATACTTGAAACATTATAGTAATCACTTACAGCAGATGTACTAAATACTCTTACAAGTCTTTGTTTATCGGTGGTGTCCAAAACAACACGAGCAGAGCTATCTTCAAAAGTATCTTTGTCAACATCTATCCACGTTCTTTCTGGTTGTGGTATACCAGTATCTTTTATATCATTACCCCCGTCTTCTATTGAGCCCGCTGAATTTATTTGTTTTCTTAAAAATAAAGGAGCTTCATTCTTAATAGCAATAACTTTGTACTTTGCTGGTTCAGAAACAAACTCATCAGTATCGTGTCTCTTCTTAATTTCTAAAAAAGTTTCTTCTGATACTTTATTTCTTTCTGCCGATGGAAAACTAATCCAAGCATTACCGTCTTCTGCATCATAATGACGGTCCATAGCTAAGTTGTAATATTCGTTTGAAGGCTCTTTTATATAATACTTAAAATGAGTAAAGCCACTTGGCACGTTGCCATCTGTTTGTACAACAATTTGATTATATTTATCAGCCTCTTCTTTAGCTAATGTTATTGCCGCTGACTCAGATGTAAATACAGGTGTTTGCCTTCCATATTGTCCTTGAAAAACAACACCAACTTGATAAGTTCTTTGTGTTTTAATAGACTTAAATGGTGTTCTGGCTATTGGTTCACCAATATCACTAATAGTGTGTTCGCCGTTAACAACATCCCAGTTAGAATTATGAACAATACTTTGAGTAAGCGTAGGCGATACTTCAACACCTAATTCATTTTTTAAATTAAAATTTTGTAAATAATTACCGTATATTAATCTATTACCAGTGATTTCTTGTGACTTAGCTTTCCTGGGCACATTGTCATATGGTCTTAATATTTGATTGCCCGGTAATATGGAAGATATAATTTCTGATTCAACTTTAAATCCATTACCACTAGGGCCACCCTCATTCCATATATCATCATCTTTTTTAAATGTATCAACTACATAAACGGATTGGCTATTGCTTTCTTTATAAAGTAAATCAACTTCAATTACATCTGGCGGTATATCAGCAGGAACAAAATCTTTTATAACACATTGCTTAAGCTCATTAACCATACCAAGATTATAACCTTGTTTGGTTTCATAATCAAACTCTCCTGGTAGAAAAGCTATTTCAGTAAATGGTGAAAATGTAGAATAATAGCCATCTTTATATTTATATCTAAATGCAAATCTAGGAAATTTAAATTCAAAGAATGGCACTTCTTCTAAAGAAACTTCCCAAGTAATATCTTGATCTTGTAGTGTTTCAGGCACAGATAATACCTTAATTGTCGCTTGTGTTTGAGTATTCCCAGGCGGTACATTTATAACTTCTACCCTAACCTTAAACTCAGCTAGCTCCCCAGTAGTTCCATCGTCTGTTCCCATTGGCGCTGTTCCAATTAAAACTAAAACATCTGATATTCTAAAAAATGGATAAGGTGATGTAAGCCAAGACAAAGTAAACTCTGTTCCTAGCGGTGCCGGTATTCTACCTGATTGACTAAGTGGAGGGTCGTTAGGGTCATCGATAATAAAATTTTGAACTGTAGTTGTTGTTACAGTAGCTTCATTACCTTCATTATCAACAGCTCTTGTTCTAGCTAAATCTAATGTTGGTGCAACTAAAGGAGCTTTCTTAATTACAGTTATATCTTCTTCTATAAAATCTCTACCATTAATTACACTATGCGTTTGAAAATCCGGTGTAGACTCTTTAAAATCTTTTATATTTAAACCCTTAGGTTCTGTTTGGTTATCTGTAAAAAATAATAAGTCTTCTATAATATTTATTCCTGTAATCAAATAACTTTCACTAAAATTTAATATATTCTGTGCGTCAACAAGAACAGGTACAACAACATCATCAATTTGGTTGTATTCTGCAATACAACTAATGTTATCTGAAGCTATAAACCAATATATATTTTCCGTTACAGAATCTTTTATTTGGCCAATAACTTTCGGGTTACTTAATGTATTTATATAACCAGCTGTCCATGGTGTATAAACACCCGTGCTGGGATTTAAAAACTTATTTAGCTTAGCGGTGTTACCATCAATGTTTTGCAAAGCACCCACGTTACCGTTATCCGATGTAGATATTTCTAAGTTTAGAGCGTCTCTATACTCGCCATTTGGAACTAATCGTTCGTCCAGGTCTTTATTCATTTTACCTGTCGTGAACGTGCGTATTACTTCAGGCATATTTTAGTGTTTTATTTGCTTAGATTTATTTCGCATTACCTGCGCAATCTCTTCTATTTTAATATTTGATAACCTTAGCTTAGCGTTTCTTTTTGATGAAAAAGCTTCTTTCTTTAATCTGCCAACTATATATTCAGGTATTGATGGCCTTGTTGATACGATTGCATAAGCTATATATTTATACAATGCTTCCTCAGCTAACTTATGTATTTTCATATCTTCGTCATAAGCTAAGCCATCAGATATATATTTTAAGGTTACTATTTTGTGACAAATGTCTGAGCTAAAATGTATTATACCTTTTATTTGATCTATATAAAATACACCATTTGACTGCGCATTTTCTGGTGTTAATCCATAACGTCTGCCCATTGCGTTTTCACTTAATAAGTCAGCGTTATTTGCATTCTCGTATATATCAGCCCTTTGTGAATCTCTTTTAAATCTTTTTAATGTTTCAGAAGGATTTGCTTTTACTATTTCTCTATTTTGCTCATCAAAAATATATTCATAATTATGATCTTGCAAATAAGGTAATGGGTCACTTGTATTTCGTGTTGGATATATTATTCTTTCTATACCATTAACATCTGTCCAAGTTAACTTTATATAGTTTACATAATCTTGTGGTAAAATAAAATTAAGCAACGGCCCTATTTCAATCTCAATTGATCTTTCCGAAGGAAGTGTGTCAAAGTGCAATTCTTGTAAACCGCGCTGTGCATGAAAAGCTACATCTGTTCTTTTAATTTTGGTAATTAGTTTATCTTGACCAACATAAGCAACCATAAAGTTACTTATAATATCTTTTATTGATGTAAACTGATAGTTACCATAATTTTCATCTAAGCTATTCCATACTCCATCTGGGCCTAAATAATATTGCTCATTATTTTTTGTTATTAATCCCATCTATTATGCTTTTTCTTCTTGTGTGTTTCTTACTTCTTCGCCAGCTGCTATTTGATACATTTGAATATCTTTAACTAATAAGCCAGCTAACTCTAATATTTTAATTACAAGTTCAGTTTCCTCCGAAGGATGTAATTCAAAGTTAACGGAATATGTGGCATCGTATAATGCTTCGCCATAAACCATTTGATATTTCCATTCAACCTTAACCGGTTTTCTAATGTAATTTACTGTTACAAAGTTTATTATTTGTGAGTCTCCATATACTTTAATGCCGGATTGATTACCTACATATATGGGTCTTACGTTCTTAGGTTTAGTTAAAGGTGAAGAATTTATAAGCAAGAACTCATTAGCGTTTATACGCTCAACCTCTATATAACTTGTTGTTGTTAAAGGGTTGTTTGGATCTTGCGGTGATGGCAATATAGGCTCTGATGTTGTATTAGCATATATTACCGAACCTAACCGATACAAGTCTGAAGGTAATGAAAACCCTAGTAAAGGATTGCTTGCATCTATATATGGTAAGTTAGGTGATGTTGTTTCAAATAAATTAATCTTTTCATTCAATATAGTCAGCATATCAGAATATTCTGAACTATTGCCTGACATTCTACTAAATTGATTAATATCATAAAAATATTGTTCAAACAAATCCATTTGCGCTTGGTTTGCGAACAAATTAAATTCCTGAGGCGTAACATACCCTCGTTGTTCTTTATTGAGTATTCCTAATACTCTTTGGTAAACAGTATCTATACTTACGCTCATATTTTTTTATTTATAGTAATTAAGCCGCATATAGCGGCCTAACCACTATATATTGCTATTTAAGCTTTTTGACTAAGTTTTTGTAAACTTCCATACCATCATCTGTTTTAAAGAAAGCAGCTAATGCAGAATATGGATGTTCGTCAAAAGGGACTGTCATTAATTTTCTATCCTCTTTACCAATAGTAAATGTTCTTTGATCTTTAGATAGTTTAATAAAACCAGCCTGTGTAGCTTTGACGCCAACGTTTCTTAGTTCAACATTGTCATCTTGTGCTAATTTAATAAACAACATAGGTTGTTTTTTAGCGAAAACCATTGCATCTCTTTTGAGCTCTGAAGAACTTAATGAATCAACTTTGTTTCCAAATTCAACTCTTAATATCCCTTCAACTTGATCAATATCTAATTCCTTAGCTAAATTTAAAGCTTGTAATTCAAGCTCAATATAATCTAATTCATTTACTGACTCCTCTACAGCACTATACTCTTCGTATAATTTATCCTTTAACGGATGATACAGTGATAATAGTTTCTGAAGACACTGATTTTCTTTAGGTACTTGCAACTGGCCATCTCTAAATACGATTCGGCCTAATGTTGTTTCACCTTTCTGTTCATCTACAAACGGTGAATTTTGGTTTGTAGCATATTTTAATTCTCTTTGAATTCCGTTTCCATTGTCAAACCATAATAATGGTGCTTTCGATGAATGTTTACCGGCTAGACTAAAAATAATAGGTTTCTTATTATTTCTGAGAATATATAGTCTATCTTTTATTTCCCAATTTTCCATGATATAATATAATAAAAATGTTAATAAAGGCTCTGGGCGCCGAAGCGCCCGTAACCTTCAAAAGTATTAAACAGTCTTCTTAAGTAGTAAGAAGTTGTTTGCAGCTTGTACACATAATGCTCTTTCAGAAAGGAAGTGAACGTTCATTTCGTCAATCGCGCTTGTGTAGTTACCACCAACTGAGCCAGTCACCCAAGACTTCATTCGTCTGTCATCAGCTTCAGAAGCTCTATAACGTACGTGTAAGAAAGGTCTTGAAATGTTCTTACCTAATTGTTGATCGTAAACTGTACTTGTTCCAGCAGGAACTAAAACACCTAATACAGATCCTTGGTTTCCACCAGTTGTAGAATCGTTTAAGTATTTCCAGTCTGATTTATAGAAGTCATAAGAACCTCGTCTAAATCCTGTGAAACCTAAGTTAAGCGCCATATCCTCAGAATTTTCGAATACACCGTAAGATGTACCGCCCGCTCCGTAAGTATTTTGGCCAGCTAACATGTTGTCGATAGACAAGTTTGTAGCTCTATTCAAGAACATCATGTTCTCTTCAATTGCACCTTGTTTATCTAATTCAGCTAAGATGTCGTCAAATTCGCCAACGCCTACACCGCCTGCAGCACCAAAGTCAGGATCATTGTAAACAAGTCCTCTGTCTTCAATTGCAGCAAATAGACCTTCAGAACCGCTAAACCCTGCAGCACCTGCAGAACCTAAGATAGCTCCTTCGTCTTTAACAGCTTCAATCATTGCCATTTCTAACTGATCTTCGAATCTAATTCTTGCTTCATGCTCTGATTTTAAATACCATAAGTATCCAGATGTACCAGACTCAGTTGTTACTTCAACCCACCCGATTTGTGCAACATCAGAACCATTTACATTATACTTATCTCTAAGAATAATTGGTTTGTTATTGAACTGAGTGAATTTAGCATCAATAGAGTTACCTACATCGCCAGATCCTTTTGGATATTCAGAACCATAGATAAAGATTTTAACGTCACTTAATGCACCAGCACCTAAACCTGATAAGTTACCAGCTCCATAAGGAGTTACGGTAATTGAATCAGTTAAAGATGAACCCGCTGCAGAAGGAGCGTCACTAACTCTTGCTTTTACAGAATTAACACCAACACTTACATTGACAGTAGCACCAACTCCAACTAATTGAGCTTTTTGCTCAGCAGTTTGTGCACCGGCAACGCCAGCAGCGTCATCCTCAAAAGTAATAGTTCCCGTCGTTGGGTCTGCAATTGAACAATCGTCAAACGCAACGTGTAGTCTAGCTTGCTCGCTCCAGACCACTACATCAGACGCCATAGGCATCTCAGCACCTACCATTCTTAAGAAGCCAGATATAGTTCTGTTACCATATCTTTCTACTTCTTTTTCATATACTTCAGGTAGAAACTGTTGAGTGAAATCTAGATCGGCAATCGACAAATAGTTATCTCCGAATAACCCTTTAACAGGTCTTGGAGTCAGGTGATTTAATTGGGCACCTGTACCCGGATTTGGAAAAGCCATAATCTAAAATTTAAAGTTATTTTCTAGTTTTTATTTTAAGTTTGGATCCGAATGTAGTATCTGAAGGGACAGCTCTAACAGTCCAGCCGTTTGCCGCTTTTGTTTCATGAACCGCTCTCGGGTTCATATCGACATTTTTAGCTTTCGCAACGCTATCCTTCACTGCATCAGCTTTACCTTGTTGATAAAAATGATTTGCAATTTGATCTGCATTCATCGCCGTAAATAAAGACTTGTGGTAACCGCGAGCATCTGACATTGTATTATTTTTATCTAAGAACATCTTAACAAAATTATTAATATCACTCTGAGTTTCCTTAACAGTATCCGTGTTTTTTACATTAAACCTATACTTTTTGTCTCCGACTGCATATTCAAAACCTTTGAAAGTTTTGTCGAACACTTGATTGGTTTGATTTAAAAACACTTGCTGCTGTCTTTCAGCTACCTTAGTAGCTTGTTTGTTTTCTTGGTTGTACCTATCAAAAAAGTCAACCGCTTTTTGCTGGTCCGGCGTTAGCTTCGAGCCAGCTTTAATTTCATTATAGTATTTATTTTTTAAACCTTCTAAATGGTTTTTAGCTTTTGCAGCTTCTTCTTTAAAAGCAATCTTTGCTTTACGAATTTGCTTTGGCTCATCGACTTCTTCGTCATAACTAAAGTCTTCCATTAAAAGATTAATATCTTCTGCGTCTAAATGAGGCTTAGTTGTTTCGTAATATTCACGTATTAACTGTGCGTCATTTAATTTTGAATAATCTGTATTTAGTTTTACATAATCATTCAAATCACCGCCTGTTTCATTCATAAATTCAATTACCTTTTCTAATCCTTCGGGTAATTCAACTTGTGCTTCTGTTTGCGGTAGTATTTCTTCTTGTTCCGGTGCGGAGTCGGCAGCTTCATCGCTTCCAACCACTCCTGCCTCGTCAGGGTTATCTGTTTCATCGGTTACTTCTTCTAATATGGTTTCTTCATTTTGAACGGGCTCATCTTCGCTGGTGTCCCGTACTTCTTCAGCCACTTCTTCGCCGTCTTGCGAGTCTTCGGATTGTCCGACAGTATCATCGCTGTCATCTGCGCTTTGTTCTTGAATGGCATCTTCTTGCGGTTTATTAAGTTTACCTAAATCTAATTTAATTGTACCATCTTCGGCTACCGAGGCACCCGTATCTGGTTTTGGTTCTTCAACTGGTTGTTCAGTTTGCTCTTGTCCCTCAACTTGAGTTTCAAGAACTTCTTCTTGTTTTTCTGACATGATAAAATATTATATAATTATACATTACTATTATTACTTCGGTTCGAAGGAACCTAAGTCAAATCCACCGCCTATAATGTCGTTACCTCCTGATTCAAAGTTGGTTGGCGGCTTATTGTTTTTTCTTTGTTCAATTAATTCACTTTGTTGAGACGCTTGTAATTTAGTTCTTTCGTCTTTTCTATCCTCTCTTTGAGATTCTCTTTGTTGTAAATTTTGAACTTCCATGCCTTTAAGTTGCATGTTATATTGAAACTCCTGCTCCATTAAAGCTTTTTTAGCCATAACTTCTGCTTGAAGTTTTTGAAGATCCATTTGACCTTCAAGTTGTACAAGCTGTGCTTTTTGTGCTGTTAAAGCTTCGTTCTTTTGAACTTCTGCTTGTGCTGCAACTTGCTGTGCTTGTGCGTTTGCTTCTGCTTGCGCTTGTATATTCTGCTGTTGCATCATTTGATCGCGCTCTGCTTTCTTTTTACGTCTAAGTTTTAAAAGCTGATTTGCTAGTTTTAAACTTTTAATATTTCTTATATCAATAGCATCATCTAAATCAATTAGACCTGCTGACAATGCTGTTTGAATATTGTTTTCTAACATTTGTTTTTCTTCATCATCCGGCATTAATTCAATAAATATACCAAAGTCATACAAATGTAATTGCGACATTTCTTTTAATGTAGCCACATTTAAACCGCCGATCTTTTGTATAAAAGCATCTGCAGTTGGTGAGTACTCAACAATATCTGATATTCTAAGTGATAATCCGTCACATAAATTTTTAGTTAAAAACAAACCACCCTCTAATATGTGCCTTGTGGCTGTATTACTATTAGCTGCTGCTAATTTTTGTATACCAACTAATGAATGTTTATCTGGTGTGCTACCATCCCTTGCTTCATTTAATCCGGTCACATCTCTTATCATTTGTAAATAATAATTATATGTGCTAATTAATGACTGTAGCTTATTACCGCCAGAACCACTAGTTATTTCTTGAATAGGTATTTTACCTGGGTTCATATCACCCTCTTGTGTAAACGATCTACCAATTACAGAACCTGTTTGAAAAAACATATTTAATGCTTCTTGCGGATTGTAATTAGTTCCATTACCTAAATCAACTTCTGCTAAACCATCAGCGTCAAGATATACACCATCTGGCACCATTCTTGACATTACCTGTTGTAGCTTTAAATGTGTTAACTGAATCATATCTGCAAACCCAGTTATTCTGCTAACTAAACTTTCAATACGACCTTTATACATTCTTGGTGCAACTATACTGTAATTCATCATTACTTTTGTATAATCACTTTTTGGGCGTATCATATTTTTTGCCATCTCCCATTTAAGCAAATAATCTGTGCCTAAAACTAATACACCTTCATACAATACTTCTAATACTTTTGACAACTTACCGAACCTCGCTTCTAATACTTCAGTTGGCGGATCAAACGTATCATCTTTCATTATAATTTTATCTGCACCTGTAGCCGTTTCTTTTAATTTATAAACTTCATTCATATAAGTTTTATAATTAAAATATAATATCTGTACAGTATTAGAATCTGATGTATCGTAATTAGTTAAAGT